AGGTTGATATATAATAAAAGATTAGGATATTCTTACGACATCAAACCTATGATAAAAATAAAGTCATAAAATGGCAATTAACATTCAAGAGATATTACACCCAAGCGATTCGGACTCTATAAAGTTTGAAAAGATTAATTATAATTTTGATCAAATCTTAGCAAATGGCGGCGGGCCTGCTGGACCTAAAGGCCAAAAGGGTGATCAGGGCCAGGTCGGTTCGACCGGACAAAAAGGTCAAAAGGGTGAAGTTGGACCAATTGGTGAAAAGGGTGTAGCAGGATCTACTGATAGCCCATGGTATACTGTTGAAGTAGATACAAATAATGATGGTAATAATGAAGTTAGCATTCTAAAACCTAAAGTTGGGACTGATCTAAATATGCCAATTATATGGTTAGGTGATTCTGATTTTGAAGAAGGCTTAACAGACGGTGATATAGAAACTAATGCTAGACTAAATATCGGTAGAGATGTTATTTTTGAAAATTATATAAAATTACGTCATCACGATCTAGGCGGTATTAGTAAAAATTTAGTATTAACTAGTACTGTTTTAGATGGGTATACCAGATTTAATTGGCAAAATGCATTTGGCAATACTTTAATAGAATACGGTGTCAATACTGATAAGATAACTTTAGTTGCTAATAGTTCTTCATTTAACTTAAGTGGAAATTTCGTAAATATAAATTCTTTAGCTGATACAAATATAAAATTGTCAACATTAGGATCTGGTATCTTAGATGTTGATATTAATGCAGAATTTAAAGGATATCTAAGATTGCCGGCAGGGACAACCGGTCAAAGACCTATTGTGCCTCAGATTGGTATGATTAGATTTAATACTGATTTAGATATTGTAGAAGCTTATTATAATAACAGCGGTACTCCTGAGTGGAGAGAACTATGTACTGATTGTGGCACTCCAGTTGGTGATAGTATTGGTATTGTTGGTGGTGATATTGTAGCAAATGCCGACGGTTCACCTGCTTCAGATACTATTAGTATTTCTGGTGGTGATATTGATGCAAAAGCAGATGGTAGTCCATTTAGTTCAGCAGAATTAACAATAAATGGATCTAATGTTCTAACTGCACCATATAACACACCAACAACATTATACTTAAATTACGGAATTACACCTGCCGGTGTAGATCCAAGTTCTAGTAACGTGTCTGTTGATCAGGCTGGTTTAACGATTACAATGGAACCAAGTCTGAATAGAATAAGAGTGGTTACAAGTGCATCAACGCTTGGAAAGGTATACAACGTAACTGTAACACACCCTAATGATTCTAATGTTAAAGTAGTGTGGACGATAACGTTGATTAATGTTGCTCCAACTCCAACGCCAACTAGTGGCTCAGGTGCAGGCCCAACTCCAACACCTACTCCAACTTCGGTTCCACCGACTCCAACGCCAATTCCAGCAACAGCAGTATTAAATAGGGTATTGTCTGACCTTGGATCTTTATCATATCCTGATGAAGTTGATGTCGATTGGACATTGAGCGATATCGAAAATTGTACAGGAGTTACCGTGCAAAACTCATTATCACCGACAGGCCCGTGGGGTAGTAATACCGGCGATTGTACTTCACCTAGGAGATTAATTTTTGCAAACTCATGTGATACTACTAAATATTTTAGAATAATACAACTTAGGTCAGGCTTACCAGACGTTATATCAAATGTTTATACATTCACGTTTGATGCATGTGGCGGAGGTGGCGGTTTAAGCTAATATAAAAAACAAGATAAATATAAAAACATAAATAATAACATGGCAGCAAACGATTATACAAGAACGGTAAATATCACACCTTTAGGCACATCCTATTCGTGGGATACTCCGCCTAGCTGGATTACCATAAATCAAGTAGGTACTAGTAATGATTGGATTATTACTGTGGCGGCTAATTCTGGTACATCCAGATCTGCCACGTTAACGGTTAGGCACAGTAATACAACTACTACTGATACTATATCAGTTTCTCAAGCGGGTGGTACGGTAATAACACCGACTGCAACTCCGGCTTCACCGACTGCAACTCCGGTTGTACCGACTGCAACTCCGGTTGTACCGACCCCAGCGTTCACGTTCGCAACTAATACAACGTCTGGTAATAGATTTGTATTTACACCTCAGACATTTAGTACTGATGTAGCGTATACAATTGTAGCTGATGGTGAGACTAGTCCAGTGGCACCTAGTGATTTTAATACTGAGGGCGTTGATGGAACAAACGTATTTGGTCCAAATGTAACAATAGACCCTAATGTATTTAATGGAACTTATAGGTTTACTAAAACTTTTTCACCTATAAATAATACGAATGTTGACTGTACTGTAATTGCACCCTATGGCACAAGCGACACATGGTACTGTGTACTCGAATCTGATTCTGGAGAAATTATGGGCCCAACTTCTGAAGAAATTATAAACCCAACACCAACACCATTCCCGACAGCAACAACTTATGTGGACACCGGCGGTGGCGGTACCGGTGGTGGTGGATGTCACTTAGCTGGTGATTTACTTACTTTAGCGAATGGAGAAACTAAAAAAGTAGAGGATATTGTATTAGGAGATGCACTGTTATCGTTGGCTATTAACGGCTTAAGCGATGTAGAAACAATATACAGAGAGTTTAATATTTCAGCCGCTGACTATTCTGATGAATATACAAGTGCTGTGGTAAATGACATATATGTAGATACTTATTCTTCATATTATGACATAAACAATGGAGAACTACAACTTACGTTAGAACACCCAGTTTTAGTTAAAACATCTGACGACATAGTTGTATTTAAAGTAATTAAAGATGTCTTAGTTGGTGATAGTATGTTAAATCAAAACAATGAATGGGTATTAGTAAACTCTAACGTATTGGTTCAGACAGAAGCGCCTTTTACGACTTATGCATTTAATGTTGAAAATAAAGATGTATATTTTGCAAGCGGAATCCTAGTACATAACGTAATGGATGAGGACGTACTTGGTAAAGACGATGGTTTTAACGGAATTCAAGAATAAATAAAAATGAATATAATTAAAAAAATAATCAGCAATAGGAACACCCTTACATTTGTATTGGGTGCTCTTTTTGTTTTATTGTTTCTAAGACAGTGTAATCAAACTGAAAATCTTAAACATGGTTTAGAGGTAGTTCAACAAACAGCAGATAGAAATTTAAATAATTATTTAGCTTCAAAGGATTCTGTTAATCAATTGGTAGCAGAAAATGGTAATTTAATATCGAAAATAAGATCTTATGAATTTGATATTAACGATTTAAAGGATGATCAAAATGAATTAGTTTTAAAATACAGAAAGGCTCTTAATTTAAATAAGGATTTAAACAAAGTTAATACTCTTTTATCAGCTGATATAGATATCAAAGATAGTTTATTGGCTAACGTAACATCATCTGAAGTGGATTCAACGACAACTAAATTAACATTTTCTAAGTTCGATGATTTTGGTAATGGTAATTCTAGAAATTTAATGGGTAATATGTTGATAACAAGACATGATACTGGATTAAATTATGGAAATGCTTCTTTTGATATAGAACATACGATTAGTCTATTAGCAGCCATAGAAAGAATAAACGGAGCAGATCAATTAAAAATTTCTACATCATATCCAGGATTAACTTTTAGTAATATAGAAAATATTAATTTAATTAATACTAGACTTAATCAAAAGCCTACCAAAAAAGGTGGTTGGGCAATAGGGATTGGTATCGGTTATGGAATCAATCTAAACAACAATCAAGTAATAAGTACTGGTCCATCAATCGGATTAGGATTATATTATTCTCCTAAATGGTTAAGATTTTAAAATTAATATAAATAATGGCACAATCATCAAGATATTTTTATTTAGATTCAGACATCTTACTTGAATTTATATACCACGACCAAGGCAATCCTTCTAAGTATCAAATAGAAGTTGATGACAACGGTAGTGAGGTTAAATTCTTAGATACAGTTAAAGGTGATGCTTCACAACAGCGACACTTAATTAATGAATTAGGTAGCGCGGTAGTAAATTTTGATGTAACTTCGGTAAGTGGCTATTTAGCTGTTGAAAATTTTGCAGCGAGAACTCTCTTATTGCAAAATGGTAAAACTTATAAGTTTAATCTAAGTGCTTTGCCCAATCCCGAATTATTCAACATCGGTGGATCTTTAGGAATTTACTCTTATTCAAGCGTAACTCAAATCGGACAATTTACACCAACTCAAAATGGTACGGTTTCATATACATATGAAGGACTGAAGGGTGGTAAAGTAATCGTTGATACTAGAGCCAATCCTCTGTTTGCAAGTCCTGATGAAAATACAGGCAATGATATTAACCAGACTATCGGTAGATATCATGCTGTGCAGTCAGATAACACAGGCACAAAGTATGCATTAATAGGTTATGATTCAACCGGCGATTATGATATGTTTAATTATATCAACAACAATGTTAATTGGGCCGGTGGAAATGAAACAGACCTTTTAAATTCACAAACTAATGCAACTGCTAATATTAATTATATTAAGTATGATAGTATTAGACTACACCTGAGAAGTGGTTATAGTTTTGCTGCCAGGGGTTATGAAGGTTTCTTATTTCAAATCGGGGCTAAAAGAAATAGTGGTATAAGTAATTACCTAACACAGTTGGTTTATTTAAATACTAGTAATTATGAATATGCAAATCCTAAACCTTTTATTTTAGGTGAGACTTTATATAGTAAATTTATTGAAGTTAAAGTTCCAACCTTAATAGATCAGAATGCTGAATTCGAAGACCTTTTTTATGGTGATGGCAGTATCGGTTCAAGCGACTTAGATCCAACTTCAAATTATAATGTTACTTTTAAATTAATAGATAGATTAGAAACTCTAAACGGTTATGATTATTTTATTACTGGTGAAGAGAATAAATTTACTATTTCAAGAGAAGATGAATTTCAAGATTTCACGGTTGTTATAGAGGATGCTGCAGATGGAGATTATTTTAAAATATACGGAGAGAAAGATAACTCTATTGGTAATTTTGAAGCATATATTTTAAATCAAATTACTTCAACATCAGATGATATAACAGTTTTATTCGATGTTGATGTGTTCGAAAACATAGGTACTACTGAAGTTAAAACTTTTCAAACAACATACACACAATACGAGGACTTTAATACTCCTATTGTTTTTAGACCAGTTATTGTTAATAGTAATATAGCATCTAGCTTTTCTATTGATGTAACTATGAAAATATGGAATCAAACCGATAATACACAGATTGTAAAGAGGGCTAGTCTATCAGTTAATCAAGCTGCCAAATATGGTAAAAAATTAAGTAAACTTAAAATTGATTCTCCTAATCAGTTGACAGAGGTTTATAACGTACTACCACAATTAGCGTCTAATAAAATTATAGCTGGAATATTCACAGACAATTTACCTAGAACTGTAAAATATGTACCTGCATTTGTTGAAAGACATAACGTTATTGCTTCAAGTGCTAAAATTCAATTTGATAGCTCTAATGAAAACATTATGACTCAAAGTATTACTGAGGTAGACACATCATCTTTTAAATCAGAAGGCGACCTAGTTATTAATATTCCACCATTTACATCTTACTATAAATTTGTAATTGCTAAGAAAAAAGAGGACGACGTTGAGTTCGTTTCATTTGAAAATGCTGAACACTTAGTTATGACATTTGGTGATGGTAAACAAAAATTAAAATTTAATCACGTTTCTAATAAAGATATAAACATGGGTGAAGGTGAAGTACTTTTTAAAATTAGTGAAGCTAACGCAAACACTATTAGAGGTATGAAGAATTCTACATTTTATATTAGCGTTAATAATGGAGTGGATGAAACAATGATTTTATCTGGTAAATTTAATATTAACTAAGTATGGTTCTTAATAGTAGAAATAATGCATTTGATTTTAAATTCCCCAGAAAATTTATTCCTGAGGAAGTGGCACAGAAGTATAAGAAGTATTTAAATAAAGTACCAGGTGGACTATTATCTGAACCTATTGATTTTGTTAACTATAGTATTCAAGGTATTAATATCCCAGGTGTTTCATTTGATCCACTATCACAAGAAGATAATGATGGTACTAAAAGATATCACAGAGGTGCTTTACCGATTCAAAATGTAATTAATAGAGAATTTACGGTGACTATGCAGTTACTAGATGGTTTTATTAATTATTGGATTATGATGGATACATTACTGTATTATTACGCAAGAACAACTAAACAAACACATATAGAACCGTTGACTTTAAGAATCTTAGATTCTGAAGGCGCATCGGTAGCTTATATGGAATTTACAGATTCAATTATGAATTCTATTAATGAACTCAATTTGAATTTTGCAGAGAATGTGGCGTCATTTAATACATTTGATGTTACCTTCTTTTACAATAGATTAAATCTAAGATTAGAAGTAGAATAAAAACGATATATAAAATATGAAAACATTTAATACATACTTAGTTGAAAATGCTGTCACAGAACAGGATATCAAACTTATTAACGAGGGTCTACAAGAAGAATGGACACCTGAGTTAGAGACTAAGATTGATGCCGCCCTAGAATCATTCGCATTAGAATATAAAAATGAAGATGGTACCTTTGATATTGAAAGGCTTAATGAAGAAATTACAAATGAAGGTTTCTTTGGTTCAATTATTGGTGGTCTTACTGGTTTCGCTTTAGGTAAATCAGTTGGTAAGATGATTGCTAAAGTATTAGGTATTGAAAAAGGTATTTTCTATGATTTATTAACCTCAAGACTTGTTGGCGCTGCACTAGGTGCTAGTCTTGGTAAAAGAATCTAAATGAATTTTTTAGCAGTAGACTTTTCTCTTAATTCCCCAGGAATTTGCTTATATAATGATAAAGGTAAGAAATACCATTTCATTAGTTATATAAAACCAAAAACAGGTACAAAGGCAGAACAAAGGCTTCAAGAAGAGATATCATTATTAAGTGATGTCACTTTAGTTGATCAACCTGACTTTACAAATAACGAAACGTTTTCAAGTGCTGAACTCCTCAAGGTTAAGCGCTATGATAGAATGGCAGATGACATAATAAACCTGGTCTTACAAAACAGTTTTGAAGGTGATGGGTTTACTATTGGATTCGAAGGCACTTCATATGGTTCTAACGGTGGGACTAATAATATGATTGACATGGCAGCCGGCGCTGCAATCTTAAAACTTAAACTCTTAAAGACCTTAAATCCCGAAGACATCATGACGGTGGCCCCGACTACTATTAAGAAGTTTGCTGGTAAAGGTAACATGAACAAGCTCCAGTTGTTTGAGGCTTTTCAAAGAAATGTGAATGAAGACCCGGTCTTAGCTAAAAGCCCTTTGTGGAAAATTGTGAAAGACCTTGAAGTCGGGAAGAAGATCCCAAAGCCGTTAGACGATCTAGTCGACGCTTATTTCCTAGTTGCCTTTATGGCCAACCCTCCAGCCTAATCTGTCTCTGACTTAAAGAACATTTATTATATGCTAGTTGCTCAGAATTGTTTCAATTTATTTAAAAAAAAATAAAAATAAGCTCTAGATGAAACAAAAAGCAATTCAGATATATAATATGTATACTAATAAACAGTAACAATTATTTAAAATGTTAGCTACAACTGAACTCATCCATCTCAATAAAGCCCTCATAACGATGGTGCGAGAAAATAGGATCACAACAACTGAGCGTGAAGAACTACTCCACAAAGCAGGGCTGCTTAAGCTCGAGGACGGTAGATGGAAAGAGAACGGTAATAGTATTTTAACATTGACTAATAGTTGAAACTTTTTTTAGTACGCGATTATAAGAACTGAAAGTAATTTCAAGGTAAACAATTTAAAAATTTAAACAACTAAAAGGTATGAGTGATTCATTTGACATTTTTAACTTAGGTGTGGAAGACGTAGAAACCCACCAAGTACAAGCAAGTAGTTCTACTAACGAGATCTACAAACCAACCGCAGACGACGGTAAAGACGGAACTTACAAAGCATTAATTCGTTTTGTTCCTAATCCAGAAAACCCTCGCAATTCCCTAATCCAAAAATACGTACACTGGCTAACTAACTCAAGCGGTGATGGTAAACTAGTTGATAGTCCATCTACTGTTGGTGAGAAATGTCCTATTGCAGATGTATTTTGGAAGCTACGTAAATCAGATTCAGCTGTTGACCGCAAGTCTTCAGAGAAATTGAAAAGACGTCAGCAATATTATGCACTAATCAAGATCATTAAAGATCCACAGAACCCAGATCTAGAAGGTACTTACAAAGTATTTAAATTTGGTTATAAGATCAAAGAGAAGATTGATGCAGAATTGAAACCAGACTTTGGTGAACCAACACAAGTATTTGACCTTTTTGAAGGTAAGAACTTTGAGTTAATCATTACTCGCCAAGGTGACTACAACAACTATGACAAGTCTAAATTCTCAGCAAGTAAATCAGCTATTATTATGGGTGATGCACCAGCAGAGCGTAACAAAGAGACCATGACAACAATTAAGGCTGAGCTAGAAGCTGCTCCTTCCTTAAAGGGTTATGATTACCAAGCATGGGATGAAGATACAAGATCTTTCGTTAATGACGTATTGAGAATGTACATCAATCCAGGCAGCTCTATCGCTGAGATGACATCGAGTGCTCCTAAAAAAGCAACACAGTCGGCAACTGCGGTAGCAGAAAAGCCAGTGGAAGCTCCAGCAAAAACAGAATCAACTTCAAGCGTTTCATCTGATGACGATCTAGATTCTTTTTTGAATGACCTCGACATCTAATATACAACTTACTGAAGAGTTAAAGGATAAAATAAGGTATGCACTTAAAGAAGTAGTATCTCAAAAACATCCTGAACCTAACAAGAAGCTACTAAAGGACATGCATGGGCGAATAACCCTTGCATGTCCCTATTGTGGCGACTCCTACAAAGATGATACCGCCAAGCGTGGTAACATATTCTGGGATACATTACAGTACCATTGTTATAACTGCAACCACCACACAAATCTTTATACTTTTTTAAAGGATCATGATATTAAAATGTCGAATAGCGATGACTCTTTTTTGGTCATTGACTACATTCAACAAAATAAGATACAGGTAAATCCCGAGTCAGTTTTAAAACATCAAGGTCTTGAAGAGATCCATAATTTAGCAATTGATATCGATGACTTTAAAAAACATTTTAAGGCAAAACCGATAGTACCCGGTGACTGGATATGGTTTCAATTAAAGGCAAGATTACTCCACAATAGAGTAGATGATTTTCTTTATTCAGAAAAAGAACATCGTTTATGGATATTAAACTTTAGTACTGATAACAAAATTATAGGAGCACAAACACGTAGAATGAAAGGTTATGGTCAAAGATATCTAACATATGATTTACCTAAAATATATGAAGAAATGGGTAAACCACTAGATATGACAAATGATGAGTTAAATAACTTGACCAAGATATCTACACTATTTGGTATTATGCAATTAAACTTTCAAAGACCCATTACAATGTTCGAGGGGCCATTAGATGCTAAGTTTATGACCAACTCACTGGCGCTAGCTACCGCTGGTAGATCAACAGATGATTTTGATGAGATACCAACAGTCAGGTACATGTTTGATAATGATGTAACAGGTAAAAAGAAGATGGCTGAGAAGCTTAAGAAAGGACGACCAGTATTTATGTGGTCTAAATTTCTTAAGGAAAATAAGCTAGATACATATAATATTAAAGATCTAAATGACTTAATATTGAAATGTTTTGAGCTTAAAATCAACGCTCACAAAAAGATCGATCAATATTTCACATCAAGTCAATTGGATCTATGGTACGTATAGAAGATATTAGTAATATGGTTGAAGACAACTTAGACGATTTTCAAAGAGACAGTGATAGATTTAAAGGTATGAAACTCTTAATTGATTTTCAACCATTAGATCTTACAGTTAATTCACCAGATATAGAGTTTCCAAAACCCAAATTTAAAAAGAGACAAATAATCTCTAAGTTTATCAAACCAGATCCTAGCAAGAAATCATTATTTTAGTATGAGCAAAGAGAATATATTAGCATTAGATAGGAAATTAAGTAGTCAAAGAACAGAGTGGACCAATATTATTAAAGGGCTATCTCAGAGTTTAAGAAACTTAAATACCATGGAGGAAACTATTGCTGAAGTTCTTTCTTCTCGCCAATCATTAGTTGAGCAGATATCATACTTAAATATGAAAGTTAAGGAACAAAAGAATAAAGTTAATGTCAGGTACCGAGAAGCGTATATTAGATATTATGAATACGATTACAAATTAGGCGAAAAACAAAAAGAGAAGTTTATTGAAACCGACCTCGCCGACGAAAATATGATACTATCTCATTTAGAAAACCAAGTGGAATTCTTTAGAGACTCGGTTAAGACCCTAGATAATATGGGCTTTGCCATTCGTAATAGACTTGCATTAAAAGATCTATAACGAAAAATAAAAATGCTCTAACAATGTGGAGCTTAGTTTAACTGAAAACAAACAGTTGCTTCGTATTGATGTAGCAACTGAATTAGAATTAGAACAACTCAATATTTCTCTTAATAAGAGGATTGAGTCATGGCGTTTCAACCCCTTAGTTAAAAAAGGGTTGTGGGACGGTTATGTTTCCTATATTAAAGATGATAAGTGGATTCCTTCCGGTCTATGGAGAGAAGTCATGGGTATATGCAAGGACTATAAATTTGAGTTTAAACTCGAAGGTATTACAGAAATATTCGATACCAATATTAATCAAGAAAAGTTTACCCAATGGGCAATTGATTTCTTTGAAAAATCAGAAATTACCCCGAGAGACTATCAAATAGAGGCTGCATTCAATATTCTAAAATTTAAAAGATGTTTAAGTGAATTGGCAACTTCTGCTGGTAAAACACTCATCTCTTTTTTAACAGTTGCATATCTACTAGAAAAGCAAAAGGCAGGAAAAATACTATTCATCGTGCCCAATGTTTCTTTGGTTGTACAGGCTAGCGAAGATTTCCTAGATTATAATTACAGGAATGCAATAGATATTAAAGTACAGCAGATTTATAGCGGCCAAAAAATTAGGCCAGGTAGAAATGTTATTATCGGTACATATCAGTCTCTTGTTAAAAAAGAAAAGGCATATTTTGAACAATTCGACGCAGTTATTGTCGATGAAACCCACAAAGCAAAATCAGCTTCTATTAAAACCATCTTACAAAAATGTGTTAACGCAGAATACAAGTATGGTTTATCTGGTACTATACCAAAAGAAGGTACATTAGATAGGCTAACACTTATGGCATATACAGGTCCATTAATTACAGAGATTAGTGCAAACTATCTACAAAATGAGGGGCATATCGCAGGATGTAAAGTAAAAATTATAAAAATGGACTATGCTCCGCAATCTACTAAAGATGCGTTTAGAGAAATGTCCCAAAACAGATATGAAAGCAAAGATGTTTTTAAGTTTGAGCAGAATTATGTTATCAATTCACCAGGCCGCCTTAACTTTATTACTAGTATTATTTCCAGAGTACGCGGTAATAGTCTCGTCCTTTTCCATCGCATTGAGCATGGTAAAAAAATATATGAAAAACTTCGCAGAGAAAGTGATAAAACAGTTTACTATGTTGATGGAGGTATTGATCAAGATATTCGCGAAGAACATAAGAAAAAAATGGAGGCAGGTGAAGATGTCGTCATAGTCGCTTCATACGGTACCTTCTCTACGGGTATCTCGATTAAGAAAATACATAACATCTTCTTTACAGAATCATTTAAATCAGAGGTAATTATTAGACAATCAATTGGTAGAGGTCTGAGACAACATAGCTCAAAGGACTCTGTTAATATTATTGATTTTGTAGATGATTTATCTTCTCAGGACTGGGATAATTATTTAATGCGACATGCAAAGGAGCGTCAACGCATCTATAGAGAACAGAAATTCAAATACGATATTAAAAATGTCGATTTTGAAGGAGATATATAATAAAATAATAACATATAAAAATAAAACAATAATATGCAAAAGTTAAAATCATTTGATCAATTTGCTACCGAAGCAAAGATTTCTCAAACTAGACACTTAGAAGAAGAAAAGATCGTAAAAAGAACTAATGAAGCAGAGGCTTTTAAAGCACTCTTATCTGAATTTAAAGTAGCTTCAATCAAAGAATTGACAGAAGAGCAAAGATCAGAATTTTTTAATAGATTAAGAGGTGCTGAAATTAACGAAGCAGTTACACTTATCGAAGAGGGCACAAGAGGTCAATTTGGTAAAATAGATAAGAAAGGTAATATCACTTCAATTTATACACATTACGATTCTTATCCAGAAAACATGTTACCTATTATTAAGAAATCTTTTAAAAACCCAAAAGCAGTTGATGCTGTTATTGCAAAGGGAGATTGTTCAGGTTTAGAAGATAGTATTGATAAGATGAATTTTTACGGAGATAAAAATGCAATGACACCTTCAAAGGGTTCAATCGCTAACGTTTCTAAATATTTGAGAGATGTAGCTACCAATAGCAGCGCAGAATTCGTTTACCTTTGGGACGAAGCTAACAAGCAATGGTTAATGGCTGATATTTATGGCAATGGCTATGATGACTTATATCCAGCATTTGAATCTGTTTCTGTTTCAGTAAATGAGGCGATTCAGGTAAAATACAAGAGAGATGCTAAGAAAGTTGTTACAGTTTACAATAACTTGTTTGCAAAAAAACTAACTGACTTGGGTGCAATGTCAAATGAATCAGTATTAGGATGTATTAAGTACTTATTTGAAATGGCAATGGAAGATGCTAACTTCTCAAGAGAAGGATTTGCAATCTCTAAAAATATTAAAGGTTCTATTAGTACCTTTGAAGTTAAAATGCCAGGTTTAGGTAATCACTTTATTAAGATCGGTGCAACTACAGTTAAGAGAGTACTAGACAAATACTATTCTGATATTGCTAACGCAGCAGGATGGTCAGGTATCGGTATCGTTGAAGGTACTGCACTTTACTTAGAGCAAATTAAACAAGAGGCAGCGGGTCAATCTTTATTGAACGCATTTAATGGATTCTTTAACGAAAGTATTGTTATTGAAAACGCTGATATTTTATGTGAAGCAACTGTTGAAATGGATGCAATGGATCCAGATGATAAAGACTTTTTAAAATTCTTAAAGAAACACAAGGTTACTATTATTGATAAAAAGATGGACGGTCCAGGTGGCGGAACTCCAGTTATCACAATGCAAGGTAAGAGAAAAGATCTTGAAGCAGTATTAGCTGATGAAGAATTAGGATGGGCTGATGCAGATCTAGCTGAATATATCGAAGAATCAGTAGTTAACGAAAAACTATCTAAGTCTGAATTAAACAAAATTGAAGATTTTCTTTATGACCAAGATGCAGATACTTTAAGAGATATTTGTGATGATTTATTAATGGACGATGAATATTATGCAGAAGACAAGTACGATCTAGATTCAGATGATTTAGTAGGTATGGCAATGGATTACATTGACAGCGAAAGCATCAAACTAAAAGATGTTAAAGCAATTGTTGAATCTAAAGTAAACGAAGCTGAAGTTAAATCTGATGAAGAATTTAACGAATATGCAACCACGGTTTTACAAAAAGCATTTGGTGAAGAATTTGATGAGGCTAAAGCAAAAAAAGTAATTGATGGCATCTTAGCTAAATCTAAGGGTGATTATGGCGTAGCAGTCGGTATGCTGACTAGCTCATTAGGCTAATAATTAAATTACAATATATACATTATGAAGATCTACCATAATTTTGAACAGTTTGTAACTGAAAAATTACATTCAAATATAAAAGAAGCTTTAATTTTAGAAGGCGGGGCTGCCGGTCATATGGCACATCCATTTGATGATAAGTCATTAACATTTACAGATTTCAAAGCTCTTATAGAAGCTGGTTTAAGTGGTGAACTTAATTTTGAAGAGGACGCTACTGAAAAAACAGATGGACAAAATGTATTTGCAACTATTCAAGATGGTGAGGTTAAATTTGCTCGTAACAAGGGTGAACTTATAACACCAATGGATCTTCAAACGTTTAAGCAAAAATTTGATGGACATGCATCTGCAATGGTTGAAGAAACTTTTAAGTTTGCTGCAGAAGATTTAGCCAATGCGTTGATTAAATTACCAGCTAAAGTTCAACAAGAAGTATTTGAAAATGGACTCAATTGGATGAACATGGAATTGATCTATTCTAAAAATCCAAATGTAATCTATTATGATAGAGATATTATTCAATTTCATGGTATAAAAAAGACAGATGGTAATGGTAATATAATTGGTGAAGATAATAAACCTGCATCAGTAATAGCAAAAGCCTTAGAGTCTGTTAAAGCAAATGTCGGTAAAACATTTACTATAATTCCACCTCAAATAATTAAATTAGGTAAGGACCTTAATTTTGAAGAAAATAAAAATAAATTTATTAAGAAGGTTGAAGCGCTCCGCGACAAATATAATTTGACAGACGCTGATGAAGTTAGCCGCTATCATGAAATGTGGTGGAGGGAAACTATAGATTCAAATTTCCCAGATTTAACACAAGACTTTAAAGAAGGTTTATTATTAAGATGGGCATATGGAGATAAAAAGACCCTTAATTTAAGATCTTTAGACAAAGAACTTGGAAAAGACAAGGCAGCTATTATTAAGAAATTTGACAAAGAAGATGTTGCTAAGAAATACAAAGAGAATATTAGACCGTTTGAAGATCTATTCTTAGAACTAGGTTCTATTATTCTAAAAAACGCTTCTAATTTTGTTGCTGCGTCACCAGATGCTGAAATGCAAAGATTACATAATCAAATTAGAACCGAAGCTGATAAAATTAAAAAAGGTGGATCAATCGAACAGATACAAAAAGTTGAAGCTGAATTAGCTAGATTAGAAAGAATAGGTGGAATTGATTCAATTATGCCAACTGAAGGGATTGTCTTTGTTTATAAAGGCAAGACATTTAAGTTAACAGGAACATTCGCTGCAATTAACCAGCTTATGGGTATTATTAAGTACGGAAGATAAACAACACAACATGGCTTTACAAAACTTAAGAACATATTTTGAATCAACTAATACCAATGACTTTTTGGCTATGTTGGACCTGACATGCGTTGTATCTGAAAAGATTCAAGCATCTTCATTTCATGTTAAAAGAACCGATACAGGCTTTAACTATTATAAAAGCGGTTCTAAATACCAGATGGATAGAGTAGATAGAACCATGGTTAAATACTATGAAAATGGTATTAAATATTTTTCAACAATATTAAAAGAAGTTACCGAAGAGATGCCATTAGATTGGAAATTCGGCTTTGACTACATGTTGGATAATAAAACGGTAAGCATTGAATATGATGTACTACCTAAAAACCACTTAATCCTAACACATATACAAGTATTAAACCCAAATGATCCTACTCAAATTAAAAAAGTAATTAGAGATCCACAGGTTCTAAACAAATGGGCGGATAAATTAGGAGTTCAGAGACCGCCAATTGTATTTGAAGGTAAACTACAATCTAATCAAAAGGACGACCTTATATCGCTTCTAAACACATCTGATCAAGACTTCATAACTAAGTTTGAATCACAATCATTTACTAGAACAATATACAATATATTTAATAATGGCCTTAATACTCCTGCGTTAAACTTTACACTAGATAAAGATATTGATGGGTTAATAATCAATTTCTACGAAGGTAAAAACATTAAGAGTTTTAAGCTAGAGAGATTTGACAGAAAACCACAAGAGGAAAGAAGTCCATCTGACATGTATCAGATTTCAATTTTAGATCTAGTAGAATTTATTACTAACTATGATTTATTAGCTATTGAAATATCAGAAGAAGAGTCAGACCTTAGATATATTGAATTAATCTCAAATATATTTAATGCATACATTGAAAAGAATGCCTCTAAATATATTGGAGCTAATTTTGATTCAGCTGATTTCTCAGACAACAAAGGATTTGATCTTAATCGTACATTTATTAAAGATGAAAAAACAATATCATTAATTCAAAATAAAGTTTTGGCAGAGTTATTTAAAATTGCGTTAGGTAGTTTTAGAAAGAAGAGAACTAGAGAAACAGACATTATTAACACTGACTTAATGAACCAAATCAATGAAATAGTTGAAACTATAGAAGGCATTGTAATGGCAAAAACAAATGAAAATGACGTTATGACATTTAAAACATATTTAGTTAACCAAAAACTTCAACATGAAGTTAGTCCAGTTTTAGAGGGGCTTACAGTTAAATACCCAGAACAAGGTAAAACACCAGTCAACATGTTCGTTGGTAGATTCCAACCATTTACGCTGGGCCATGCTAAAGTAGTTGAGACTATTAATAAACAAAACGGTTATCCGGTAGTTGTTTTTCTAGTTAAATCAAAAACTAAAAAGAAAGAGGATGCTTTTTCTAGACCATACGACGAAGAAACTCAACTTCAAATGTTAAACCAACTAAAAGGTAAATATCCAATTGAGAAGGTTTATATTATTGACAGGGGAGCAATTGACCTAATGTTTAATACAATGAGAGCCGATGGTTATGAACCCGTATTATGGGGCACTGGAAGTGATAGACTTAAAACGTATTCATATCAAGTTGATAAACCAGAATATAGAGAAGACTTGGGTGTAAGGACTGATTTTGGTCTTTTTGAAATTCCAAGAACTGGTAAAAATATTTCAGCTACGCAAGTTAGAAATGCAATGCTAGATGGTGATGAGAAGCTATTTAAGAAACTAACACCTAAAGAGATACACAACATGTATGGTGAATTAAAGTCTAAATTAGAAGACAGTATGGGTGTTTTGGCAGAGTCAAAATCTGTTATGACCTTCGATCAATTTATTAAGAATATATAAATAAACATAATACACCAAAATGAAGAATATAAAATCATTTGAAAGTTTTACAGAAGCCAATAACATATCAGTAGATGAATCTATTCAATTTGGGTCTTATCACTATAATTCTAGAACTGAATTCGGTGAGCATGCCGATAATCTACCAGAAAAAGGTGAGACTAAATACTTAGTATTTGCCCATAATTCTGCAGATTTTTATGGTCAAAGAATTAGATTAGAAGCAGGATATACAATTGGTTCTGCTGGCTCAAAACAATACATCGGTGTATTTGATGACGAGGCCTCTGCAACTGACGCATACAACACTGCTATGAAAAAACCAGATGGTGTATTAGTATCGTTCTCAATGGGAACTCTTTATGCAAAGTCTAAGTTCTCATTCCAGTATGAAGAAACAAACGGTCATTTAGCAAAGATTAAGAAATAATATATCAAAAAATGGATAATAATCAACCAATAGAAGAAAGACACATCACTGTCAAAAGAAAATATACTGAAAACTACCCAGCTGTTAAAGTTGGCAAGGCTGCTAGAATTAGAAATAAAGTTTTAGAAGCTATTAAAGATGGTAAACTTACTAAAGAAGAGTTTGATACTATTTTAAAAGAGATGACAGTTGATAGTACGAGATGGATTAAAAGAAACGCTACTTATTTTAATGTTAGTGAAGAGGGTATCACACTTTCTAAAACGGGTAAGAAAATTCTAAATGAATTAACAACTACTATAGATATTAATGAAAAAGCAACTCCCTTTAAAATTGCAAACGCAAGAGCTGAAGAGATTTTTGGAGAGTTTGGCGTTGCAACATTAGATTACAGTCAAGTGGCAAGAGTAATAGATATCAAGTTAGCTGATAAACTAGCTAAAAAATATGGTGAAGATAGTTTTATGGCCTTGTCAGAATTAGACATGGAAGAACTTCTTAATAAGAATCCAAAATTAGTAAAAGAAAATAAAACAAATAATAACATGAAAACAAACTTTGTATTTGAAAGTTTTGGTGACTTTGTAAATTCACTAAACACCACGAATAAATCAAAAGAATTAGTTACCGAAGCATTTAAGTCTAGTATGCTTGCTAGTTTATTTAGAACTAAAGGCGCTAAATTCGACGCTACTTTAGCGAAAGCATTTTATGGTACAGCTAAAATTAAAATGGACCTTGTTGAAGACGAAGATATTTTAGTAGTTAATCCAGAGACTGCTTATAAAAATAAGCAAGTGGATTCAATTATTTTCTATGTGTCTGATGTACCAAAAGAAAATCCATATGCACCTAGTGATGCATGGTATGATCATAAAACAATCCCAGGCGAAGGCTACTTATTAGCGGTTGCTTCTGGTGAAAATGCATTTTACACTAAATCTTGGGGTAAATATGATAAACAATATAAATTAACTAAAGGTAGCGAGTCTGATTCAGTTGGTATTTCTAAAAAGTACAAAGGATGGGACGGAACAGGTCTTTATAACGTAAAAAGAATTGCCGAAGTTGCAGATAGAGCTATTGTTTTAAACATGGCACTTTTAAGACAGAAATATTCTGCTGAAGCTGAAAGAGCCTCAAGGGCTGATGCTAAAAAAGGTGCAATCGCATTTAAGTCAGATAAAGACTTCAAGAAAGAGAACATGGACAGATACCACCAAATTTTAGCTAATAAAGCGGCTTCTTTACCATTAGACAAAATGGTTGCAGACGCTATTGAATCTCTAACTACTCAAATTAAAGACGGTTTAGCTAAAGGTGAAAAAGGACGTTATGAAGATATTATCATTGGTCGTAAAGCAAATGGTAGCGAAGCTAGATTAAGAGATGCTTCTAATCATATGTCAAGCATCTTAGACGATTATAATAGATATGTTAGTTATATTGGGCAGGCTGAAGAGTCAGAAAAACAATATGGCGACAGAGAGTCTTACTACGAAAGAGAAGCTAAGAACTACGCTAAGTCAATTAAAGATAGAATCAATCAGATTGAATCATTTGATTATGTCTGGTAAATTCAAAAGAGTATTCTTTGAGTATTGGATTAAACCATGGTACTCTGCTTAATTATAGAATTAAAACTATGAAACACATACAATTATTTGAACAATTTTTAAACGAACAAAGTATTCCTAAGAGATTTGGATCAGAAGAACAGTTTGACTGGAAAGACGTAGAACAAAAATTAGTATCATCTTTTATTGGTACATTTAAACACTATAAATATAACGATATGAAGGTCCCTGACATGAAGCTCTTATTCATAGAAACATTCGATGTTCTAACAAAGAAATTTGGATATGAAGATCACCACGCATTAGATTACTTGAATAAAAACGGGCGCAGCATATCATACTACGTCATTAATAATCATGATGGTGTAGATGGAAAGAGGCGTTATGCGTACTTCAATGATGCATTGGGAAGAATGGAAGAAATATTATTAGGATTAGAAACATTGTCTAACTGGAAAAAACTGGCAAAAAACTATTAATAAAAAAACAATACAATTATGAAACATACTATTAAAACAATACGCTAGGAAGTAATTATGCCAAGTACAAGTAAATCACAACAAAGATTAATGGGACAAGCGTACGCTTATAAAAAGGGTGAGTTAAAATCTGATGAAGTTAGTGCTGAAATAAAAGAATTAGCAGATAATATGACTCTTAAGCAGTTGAAAGATTTTGCAAGTACAAAGCATACTGGTTTACCAGAGACGGTAGATGAAGCATTTATTGGACCGTTTGTATTTAATGATAGTATGTCAGATGAAGAATTACTAGGAATGTATAACGGAGCATTAGACGGTTATGCTAATTATGCT